GCCGAGCAGCTCCTCCTCGGTGTAGTCGAACCAGTTGTCCTTCGTGGCCAGAGCCCACTGCTCCTTCGGACCATCAGCAGGGTAGCCGTCGACGGTGCCCGGCACCGCCTGAGGCAGCTCGACCACGTTCTCGCCCCGCTCGCCGTCGATCTCGGACTTCGCCTGGTCGATGAGGTCCTTCGGCATGACGGCGACGATGAACTCGAACGCCTCCTCCGGGTTCTGGAACAGGTGCATGAGGAAGGCGCTGTAGGCCGCGCTGTACCTGAACTTGTTCCAGGTGGTCTCGTCCTGCCAGAACTCCTCACCGCTCTCGTCGCGCCGGCCGTAGGAGATCCGGAGCATCTTCTTGACCAAGTCCAGCACCAGCTGGATCTCGTGCTTCTCGAGCTTCCGCTCAGGACCCTCGAGAGTCCGCTGGATCGCCTCCAGCTCGTCGGTGAGGTCCATGTTGTCGATCAGGTCCGCCTTGGAGATGTTGAAGTAGAGGTTCTCCGTGACGTTCTTCCCGTTGAAGTTCTCGTACGTGAGAGTCTTCTTGATCATGTGTTGAATCCTTCGTTTGAGGGCGAAAAGCTATAACCCGTGGATGGGTTACAGCTCTTGAGTCCTTGTTCCGGGTTGGATCAGGACTGCGAGTCGGTCTCGACGGTAGCCGTGACGGAGCCGTCCACCGAACCGTTCAGCTTGCTCTTGACGACCAGGACCAGGCCGGCTGCGGCAGCAGTGACGGCGGTGATCTTGGCGATCTTGAGCAGGTTGAAGCGGCTCGGGGTGACGGAACCGGTCTCGGGGACGACGGTGACGTTGTCGGTCATGGTCTTTCCTTTCGGTAGGAGGTTCTCATTAGAGACCGTGTTTTTCTCGCGAGGCTTGCTACCCGAATTGCCACGGATCTCTGTTGAACCATTGTTCACTGACAATCGGCCTCGCACGCCAGGTCAGTGAACCCGAAAATAGTTCCGTACAGGCTCCGTGTGGTACTCGAACGCGATGCACGGGGCGTTGTTGTCGGCCATGGTGGTTGAGAACGTGATCTCCATGAGGTGGTCACCGTTCCAGCCCAGCTCGTCCGAGATGCCGGTGTGTGGCAGCCCGAGGTAGTCGTAGAAGTCGCTGAGCGAGGCGTACACGCCGTTGACGATGTCGTGGTTGACTCGGTTCTGGGCGTGCTTGATGTTCTCCATCGAGGAGTAGAAGTACCGGCCGGTCAGCTTCTCGAAGCACAGGTCGCTACCGTTGCCCGTGCCGAAGATGTCACCACCGCCGACAGGCTGCTTCGCCATCCGGTCCTGCATGATCTCGTCCCGGACCTTCTGCTCCTTGTTCTTGCCGATCTGCTCGACGACCTTCTCCTTGTACTCGGAGAACGCCTTGTCGGTGAGCGAATATGCAGCGGCCAAGGCCGACGCACGTCGCGTTCCGATGCGGTTGGAGAGAACGATCGCAGCGATTGTGCAGCCACAGACCACGCCGGCGGGCACGAACTCCCGCCACGTGAGGAGCGCCTTCTCCTTGAACTCCATCTCTGGCAGAGCCAGCTCCCCGGCGTTCGTGTTGTAGAACTGTCGACGGGCTTCCTCTGCGAGGATGATGTCGTTGGCCTTGAGCGTGGCCTGACCTGACAGGACAGCGGTGGTGATGGTTCCTGCGACGCCGACGGCGGTCAGGATGGCCGGAGAGTTGTCGGAGACAAGCTTCTCGGTGGCCTTGAGCAGATTGCTAAATGAAGTCACGGCGGAACCTCTCGATCTGACGGAAGAATTTGCGACCTGTGTTCCAGATCGCGATGAGGGCGAGCCACCTGGCAAGGAACTGCCAGATGAGCGAGAAGAGGATGCACCAGGCGACCAGCATCATGGCGAGCATGAGTGCCAGGGCCACCAGGATGAGAGTCTCCATTAGCGGTACCGGAGCTCTCGGACCAGGATCCAGACGATCCAGAGACCAGCTGTGAAGCTGATCATGATGAGGTCCCCGATGAACTTCAGAGGGCCGTAGGGCTTACTGCGCTGTCGAGGCATGTTGAATCCTTCCAGAGGTGTGGGCAAAAATGAGATGAGAAGAGTTCATCACTGGCGGGTGATGGGTGTTGGAGGCACCTTCTTCTCATTACAGCCCGTGTTTTTTTCGCGAAAACCTAAATGCCGTGGGGCATCTAGGTTGTGAGGTCAGACCTTGGCGGGCCGGTGGAAGAGCTTGGCGTAGGACTTCTTCAGCATCCTGGCGAGTCGGCTGATGATCAGCAGCGGGATGCTGATGGTCATGAACACGATTGCAACCAGGAAGACGAGGAAGACTGCGACGGCGATCTCCATAACAGGGTCCTTTCTAGGTGGGTGGTCTCATTAGAGGCCCTGTTTTCTTCGCGAGCAAAACCCATATCCCTTGTGGGGGATACGGGCCTTGAGGTCTAGTCGGGGTTGGTGGCGTACAGCTTGGCCATCTCGCGCTCGTGGGTCTTCTGGTCCTTCCAGGTCATGGCCTTGGCGTACGCCCAGGTCCCGCCGGCGAACGCGGTGGCAACGATCGTGATGACGATGGTCGTCTGTACGATTGTTGCAACGCGGTCGCCGAGGGTCTGGTCGTTGTCCCAGGCCGCGATCTGGAGCTCTTGGAAGTCCTCGCGGGGCATGATGACACTCTGACTGAGTTCCATTTCTGGTCCTTTCGTAGGTGGTCTCATTACATGCGATGTAATATCTGCGACCTCCCATCAAAAATTTCCTTCCGGGGAAAATTCACCTTGCTTTTCAGGCAAAATTTATGAGCCGAGAAGAAGGCAAAATATAGAAGGCGTGTACGGGGTTAGCGCACACGCCTTCTATATCTTGAAATGCCGGGTGTAGTGGTCAGATGTCCTATCGAGTCTTCTGGAGGAAGCTCAGGGCCTTCGAGGTCACGATGTTCTTGCTCTCGTATGTCACGATCACCACAGCCACGAGGAGGTTGCCGGCGATGATGGCCAGCGTGTCGGGCTTCACGCGCTCAGGTTTGTCAATTTCCTTGAGCTTGTAAAGCTTTTCCAGCTGGTCCGCCATCTTGGCGTATTCCTCTGTGTCTGCGGTGAATCCTTTCATCTCAGAGAGCAAGCCTTCAATGGCCTTCTCAAGTCCAGAGTCCTCATGGGACTTCGAACGAAACATGATTCTCCTTTACAGTGGGCGGTCTCATTACAAGCCGTGTTCGTCTCGCGACCACTACGTCGAGACTATGGCTTGTTGACCTTGAAGAGAACCTGCTTCTGGTCGGCGATCTGGGTGGGATCCTCGACCTTGTTGAGCTGCATGTCCATGAGAGTCTTGCCGTCCGCCCCCTCGACGACGTTGATCTCACCGTCGAACTTCCTGTCGCTCCTGTTGTAGTTGAGAGTGGAGAGCCCCAGAAGGGTCCCCAGGAAGAAGTCCACGGCTACAACGGTGCCGACGACCTCCTCGGTGTTCGGCCAGCCCCACGTGCCCGAGACGGCCGCGTACAGCGTGCCGAAGGCGGGCAGGACGATCTGGGCCAGGAACTTGAGCTTGTCGTGCACGCTGTTGCTGAGAAAGAGATTCATCTTTGTTCCCCTCGGTGTCAGTTGTTGGAGTTGTAGCAGGTGGCGAGCTCTCTGTCCGTGGGATACGGGAACAGCTCTGCCTTTGTTGCTGATTGGCCGCTGACCTTGACGAACTCGGTGAGAGTCCGCAGGTAGGTTTGGGCAGCGTCCGTACGAACCGCCACAGACTCGGGCGGCTTTCGCAGAAGGAGAGCGAAGAAGTCCGCCTGCGCCTTCTGCAGATCCACGTTGGCCTTGGTGGCCGCGACGGAGTACTCAGTTCTCTCGTTGAGAGCCTTCACGGTCTTGACCAGATACTCCTGGGTGCACTCGGTGTCGTGCTTCTGTGCGTCCTGAGTGTCCTGGACCTTGCTGCTGGCGCTGGCGCTTGCGAAAGCCGCCCACGCGGTGAGGAGCACGACGATGGCCAGAGCAATGCTCTTGACGAGCTCTGGAACAACGAAGCCGTCCTCACTGGTACGGTCCTCGGGTCGTTTGCCGAGGTTGTTCTTCACGATTCCGTCCACTTCGTCGAGTTCCTCCTTCATTTCTTGTAGGTATCGGATGCAGTAACCGGCGAAGAGACCGATCACACATCCGAGGAGCATCCAGCCAAGACGGTCTGAGAAGCCCATTAGCCACCTCCTCGGAGGTCATCTTCCTTTCGCTTTTCCTTCGTGGGCTTGGTCAAGTTCTTCCTCTGGGTTAGGACATAGGTGAGGATTGCTCCCACACCCGTCACTGCTCCAGGGCTTTGACCAATTTGTAGGCCGATCTCAGGCCCAATCAGAAGGAGCACTGCACTCCCCACCCCAACGAAGAAGAGGACGTTAAACTGCCACTCCTTCAAAATGCACCTCCCTAGTTCGAGAGAATCAGGGTGGGGAAACCCCGATCGCCCTCATGGTCCTCGGTGCGGACGTACTCCGACACTGTCATCGAGGTTTCTAGGCCGTACTCACCGAGCAACGTGACCTGGTCGCCCAGGAAATATTGCTCCCCGTAGTTGAATGGTGATACGGCTGACACTGACCCATCGAATGCAGCAGCCCTGTTGTGCTTGGAGAGCTCAATAAGGGCCTTTTGAACGACAGAGGCGGTGAACACATCCTCGTCGTCCCCGGTCTCCATGCGTCCACCATCGACGTACAGAATCCGGCGAGCAAGTCCGGTTGGGATTACCGAGGGCGGGGTGAGACCTGTACCAGGCCAGACGAAGAAGTTTCCGACCGACGCACTGACGTGGGCTACGTTCTTCAGGTCTCGAGTTGAGAAGAGATACTGCGGGTTGTCGATGTGTCCAGAAGCGTAGTGAAATATGACTGGCTCCACGGCGCTCTGCATCCGAGTGCGATCTGTGCCGTTGTAGACGTCCGTACGCAGCTGACCAATGCCCGCAGTGTCCGTCTTATAAACAGTGCCTCTCGCCCCACCACCAGACGTGTCGAACGTCACGACTTTCCCACTCGTCCCTGGGGGACGAATTGTACGGACGCCCAGGTTTCCAAGACTCAAGAAGTCTCGGATCTGCTGGTAGACATTGCCCGCCTGCAACGTCCATTCCTTTACGGCCTCGACCACCGTCGTGCTGTCCGTAACGACAACACCTGGAATTGCTGACTGCGTTCCGATGCCCTCGCCCGCTCTGCTGGGATCTTGTCCGGTAGCGTTCACCAGGTAGGTCCACAGCAAATATGACACAAGCTCAGCGGTCGTGTACTCCTTGAGCGGAACCCAGGACTTCTGGTACTCGCCCACAGCAGCGCGATTCTCTGCGAAGGTCTCGAACGTCCGACCCTTGGTGGTCAGAGTCGGAATGCCGGCGTCGTCTCGCTTCACTTCGTGGGTCTCGACGAACATGACCTCCTTGCTGTCACGAACAGACACCAGGCTGCCCTCGGGGATGAAGGCTCTTGTCTGCTCGATGGCACCAGTTGTGAGCTGGAAGTCGCCGGCTTCAGCGAAACGCTCGGTCCAGATCTTGGATGAAGCACCCTCGACCAAGCCGTCCGCCAAATATGTCGTGGGATCCAAACGAACGATGTCCATCAGATCCCCCAGTATCTTGGCTGGAACCAGACATCACCCCAGTTGTACGCGTTCGAGCTGGCGTTGAACACGTTGTTTCCGCCGTGCAACATGAACCAGATCGAGTCTGCGGACAACGCCCAGATGATGTTCTTCCGAACACCTGAACGAGTCACCCAGATTCCGCGATGCCCTGGACGAGTGTCGATCTCGAGCCTGTCACCAGCCACGAAGGCATAGATGATGTTCATTTGTGCGTCACCCATTTGACTGGAGAGAACCCAGGAAGCCAACGACGTAGTGAACAAGAGCTCCATGTGGAAGCCCGCCGGCGCCGTACCTGTGTTCAGAATTGCTGGTTGAAGCTTGTCTGCAGGCTCGAGGAAGATCTCGTTCGGTGCAACGAGATGACGCTCGGTGCAAGGAATCGTCATCTGGACCTCGGGGTCCTGCGAGAAGGGGTTGATCTCGAGCCGCTTGACGTACCCAGTCGTCTCGGCGACGATGTCATCCATGTTCATGAACTGAACAGTGATGGCCTCGCCATAGCCGGGAGTGATCATCCCGTACAAGTTGGCTCGAAGATCGGAAGCGGACTCAGATGATCCGTAATCCGGGTTGAGTCCTACGAGGGCGACGATCTCCCTCCCCTGAGCTCGACGGCCCTGGAACACGGCATCCCCGTCAAGGGTGTCGGCCAGGGCAACGTCGAGATCAGGGGGTCCCAGACCGTCCACACCCTTGAGGATGTACTTGTCTGAGGGGGTAGCGCCCTCTACAGGCAGGTCTACCACCGTGAGGCCGTTGAGCCGCATCTTGTGGAACTTCATGGTGTGCTCAACTCCTCACTCAGTAGTGACAGACCGTTCTTCGTGTTGCGGTACACCTCGCTTGGGGACAGAGCCTTCGGCGAGTAGTTGTTCTGCGTGTACTCGACCGTCGTGGTCGGAGCCGGAGTAGCAGACTCGGTACCCGTTGCGGCCTGTAAAGCAGCCTGCGTGTCTGCAGATATGCTCATGGCCTGCCCGTAGGACACCTGAGTGTCCAGCATGGCATTCAACTTGTCCGTGTCCTTCTTGACCTGCGAGAGGTCAAGCACAGGCGCGATCACAGGATTCATGTTGACATCCGTCATGACCGCGTTCTGCAACCCAGCCTGCATCGTGAGCTTGACGCTGTCTACGGCCGAGTTGGCCATGGTCTTTGCCGACTTGTCCACGATGTAGCTGTACTTCTCCAGGCTGTTGGCCAGTCCGAGGTTCGACATCTTGCCGATGGGCTCGAACACACGAGCAGGAGACTTGATCTTCAGCTCCTTCTTGATGGCCTTGATCATGACACGAGCGATCTTGCCCATGCTCTTCTTGAGCGCCTCGATGCTGGTCGGGTTGTCAAGACCGTTGGTCAGACCAGCGATGGTCTGGTTTGCGGCGTCCACACCCGACTGGTACAAGACACGTGCAGCCTCGTCGCCTAGTGCGGTAGCCGCACTAGCCAACCTGGCGTTGAGAGCGTTGAGCTGGGCGACACCACCCGCACCGCTTGCGAGGAGCTGGTCGACGAACGGTTGTGCACTCGGACCCTCCTCCACCAGCTTGCGGTAAGAGGCTTCGTCCAAACCGAGAGCCTTGAGAGCGTCCAGAGACGCCTTGAACTTCTCGACGTCTCCGGCTTCCTTCTCGATGTCGGCCAAATATGTATCGAGTGCCGTGTGCTTTTCCGTCTTGAACCGTTCCCCTAGGGAGTTCAGTTCCTCGATGCCCTTCTTGCCGTCCTCCGTGATCTTGTCCACGAAGCCCTGGGCGCCGGTACCCTCCTTCAGGAGAGCGTTGTACGCCTCATCGGACAGACCCCTCTTCTTGAGGTAGTCCAGGCTGTTCTGGAACTTGGTGACGGCCTTCTCGGCTTCGTACGTCTTGTCCGCGAAGGACGCGAACGTCTCGTCAGCCGTGATTGCAGGACCTTGCTTGTACTTGTCCGCCGTTGACCTGGCGAAGTCGTCCCGCTCCTTGGTCGCTCTCACGAGCTCAGCGTTTGCTTCCTTCAGAGCCTCGGTGGTCTTGTCGTACTCCGCGGCGAGGCGTCGAAGTTCCTTCTGCTCGTCCTTGAGGTCCTTGTTGAGGACCTTTCGGGCTGCAGCAGCGTTGGCGTGAAGCGTTTCGAGAGCACCGATCTGCTTCTTGAGCTTGGCGACCTCCTCGTCTTCCTTCTTGGACCGCTTCTTCTTGTCCTGAAGGGCCTCGAGTTCGGACGTCTTTCGCTCGATCTCGGCCTTTGTGCTGTCGAAGAAGGATGCGATGCGCCCCTTCATGTCTGCCAGCGTCTGGTCGACGTCGTCCTGACCGCCAATGAGACCGAGCTTGAAGCCCTGTCCGACGTACCGACCCAGCTTCTCCGCCTCCTTCGACGGTGAGTTCGAGTCGATAGCGCTTGCGATAGAGCTGATCGCCGACTTGCCCAGGTTGTAGGCCGCTATCCCGATGATCTTAGGACCTGAAAGCAGACCCTTGACCATGCCCTCGATGATGGAAATAGCGAGAGCTTCTCCTGCAGCACGCAGCTCGGCACCGCGCTGGTCAATGGTGAGCGCAAGCCCGCCAATGAACGCGATGATGAGGTCCGCACCGGCATTCAGCAGATCCGGAAGCTCGTCGGTTAGAGCACCGATGAACTTCTGAATGATCTTGGAGACGGTCTTGACGATCTTGCCGATGTTGTTCTCGATGCCATGAAGGATCTTCATCAACAGATCCCAGCCGGTCTTGACGAAGTCTGGGAAGACTGCTCGAAGAACAGCCAACCCCGTCCGGACCATGAGGACCAGCATCCTTGCCAGTTTCGGCGTGTTCTGGATGACTGCCTGGATGAGAGCACCGAGTACGGTGTTGAACGCCTTGATCAGTTGAGGACCGGACTCACCGATGACGACGGCAAGAGCCCTGATAGCCAGACCGAACTGAAGCGCGATCAGCGGAAGAAGCTCCGCGAACGCAATGATCGCTGCCGATAGGACGGCTACTCCTGCCAAGCCCGACGCCGCGAGCGACGCCAGACCCAACGCGAACAGGAACATGCCGGCACCGATTGCTGCTACAGCGACGCCCAGGAGGGCGATTGCTCCAGCGAGCATGAGGATGACAGGAGCCAACGGGCCGAGCAAATATCCCGCTAGTCCGAGCACGGCGAAGATGCCTGCAAGGGCGCCCAACGCGATCGCGATGTGAGTAATGTCCATGTTGCCCAGAATGACCAGAGATGGCACCAGAAGTGCCAAAGCTCCAGCAACGATCAGAAGGGCTGCTGCCCCCTTGACCGCACCCTGCATGGACTTCACAGCGGCTGAGATCGCCCACAGAGACACCGAGAGCGCCAGGAGAGACTTTGCAATCTCCCCCACCGACATCGAGGCAAATATCTTCAGCGCACTCGCGATACCAAGCAGAGCAAGGGCTACTAGAGCCAACGCCGCTGCTGAACCGATCGCGTCCTTAGGCATCTTGTTCATGGCGAACGAGATGGCGACCAAGACGGCGAGCATCTTTGCCGCACCCTCAGCCATCATTGCGGTGTCCATCGTGGCGTAGAGCTTGAGAGCTCCTGCCAGAGCAACCAGCGCGAAGGCCAGGATGCCGATCGCCGCAGCCGCGGCTACCATCTGTGCTCCGCCGCCGCTCTTCTCGAGAACGGCAGCAGCCACTGTGATGACAGCCAGAATTGCAGCAACAGCACCGATGCCCTTGCTGAGCGTCGCCATGTCCATGTTGCCGAGAATGGCTACAGCACCGGCCAGAAGAAGGATGGCGCCAGCCATCAATACCATGGCTCCAGCGAGAAGACCCACACGGGCAGCCCCACCGAAGCTCTCGGTCTTCTTCTCAAGCACGACGATTGCGCCAGCCAGAGCACTCAGAAGGATGACGACGGCAGCCAAGGACTGAGCCAAAGCTGCGGTGTCGATCTTGGACAGGATGAACAGAGCCCCTGCGAGAAGCACAAGGGCCGCGGCGATCATCAGGATGGCCCGAGCACGAACCTCGGTCTGCATCGACTTGAGGTTGTTGGTGACCTGGTCCAGCACACCACTGGCAGAGCGGAAGGTGTTCTTCATCTCCTGGAACGTCCCGCCGACCTGCTTCACGAACTTCCGTACCGAGAGGTACAGGAGCGTGAGGAACCCCGTGTTGATGACGGCCAAACCGTCCTCGAGCCCCACACCAGCAGCCATCGACTGGAGCTTGTCCTTGATGAAGACGACCGCGTCCCCAACAGCCTTCGCCGCGTTAACGACAAAGTTTTTGACCGCGGTGAACCCACGACCAATTGCTGCGAACGCATCATCCACTCGCTTGGCTGCCTGAGCAGCCTTGTCCATGGAGTCAGACACCTTGTCGAAGCCTGCACCAGCGCCACCGGCGCCTGCGCCTACTCCGCCAAATATGGCGCTGAGGTCGATCTTCTTGACTCCGCCCGTAAGCGTGTCGATCATCTTCTGGATGTTGGCCACAACCGCGTCGATGATCGGCCCGATGTACGCGAGCGACGCACCGATCTGGTCCATGAACGCGCCGGCACCACTCGTGGTGAGGGTGGCGAATGCGCCGATGATGCTGCTGATCAGGCCGACGATTGGCTCAAGAACTGCAGCCTTGCCTTCCTGGAGCTTGTCGAAGAAGGCACCGATCTTGTCGCCCTCGACGAGCCAGTCACGGAACTTGATGATCAGAGTGGCGATGCCGGCGGTGAGGTCCAGGATCGAGCCCGAACCCTCGCCCATGACGCCAGCCATGTCGAAGAAGTTGCCGACGATCGCCTTGACGATGCGAACGCCGATGTCGAGGATGGCAAATATGCCCTTGAAGGTTGTCTTGAGGGCCTCTGCCGAAGGACCGCTGAGCTTGATCCCCTCGGTGAACTCCCTGAAGGCGACAGTGATGTCGTAGAGACGCTTCCCAGTCATCGCCGGAAATATGTCTCGGAAGGCTTCCTTGATGGGTCGGATGATCGACAGAAGACCGTTCCAGACGTTCTTGATCGCCTGAATCATCTCCGTGCGACCACCGAGCTTCTTCCAGTCGCCCAGGATCTTGTTGCGAGCGTCGGCGTTGGCACCGATGATGCCGCCGAGCGTGTCGTTCAGACCCGTGAAGAGGGTCTTTGCTTCGCCGAAGTCGCCGAAGATCATCTGCCAGGTCTGAGCCCAGCCTGATCCTGCAGTCTCCTGCAGAGTGTTGATGAGCTGCGACATGGTCTTGACCTTGGTGGCCGCGTCCGTAGCCGTCTTACCCATCTCGACGATGCGCTGAGCCTGCTTCTTACTGAAACCCTGCGCGATCAGATCAGCTTTGCTGTACTCGCCAGCAAATTGCTTCAGTGTGTCGGTCAGGATCGACTTGTCGAGCCAACCTTCCTTCAGGCTGTCTCGGAAGCTTCCCGACTTCTTGATGATGCTGTCGACCGCGACACCGTGAGCCTTCGCTGTGGTCTTCAGAGCCTCCTGGAAGACCTTACCGCCCATGCCGGCATTGACCACCGAGTTCCAGTCCATGAGCTTGACTGAACCGCTGGCCAGAGCCTGAGAGAGCTGGTACATGGCTGTAGAGGCCTGCTGAGCGTTCGAGCCCGACACAGCAGCCAGGTTCGCGATGCCCTTGATGGCGGACGTTGCCGGCTTGAGCTTGATGCCCGCTGCCGTGAACGTACCGATGTTCCTCGCCATCTCGGAGAAGTTGTAGATGGTCTTGTCGGAGTAGTCGTTGAGGTTCTTGAGAGCCCCATTGACCTTGTCCAGACCTGCCTGTCCCTTGAGACCGGTGTTCGCCATGATCGTCTGAACCGAGTTCAGCGTGGTCTCGTACTCCTTGAGACCCTGCATGATCGGCTTGACGGTGAGCGACTTAGCCAGGTTCAGACCCGCATCAACAGCCTTGTGGGTGATCGTCGCCAGGGCTGTGACGGCCACGGTAGCCATGGTCGCGAAACCCTTGTTGACACGCAGGATGCCGTTCTCCAGCACCCCCATGTTCATGCCGCTGGCAGTCTTGGAGATCTCCGACAGACCCTTCGCCGCACCTGTGAAGTTGAGACTGTTCTTGAGCTTGTCCATGATGGACAGCGTCTCGGTGGCGCCCGACTTCATCTGAGTGTTGTCGATCTTCATTTCGACGATGCGTTCGTCGATCGTGTTACTCACTTCGTGGTCACCACCTTCCATGCGGCATCGGCGATCTGGTCGAAGAGGGGCTGCATTGCAGGATTGACGATGTCAATGCCCTGCACATAGCCACCAGTTCCGGTCCCGTGACCGTACTGGAGAAGGATGACGACCGGCGTGCCCCCAGCCATGTGACTGTTGGTCCAAACGATCGAGTACTTACCTTGCTCTTGCCGGATCTCGTAAGACCACGAGTTTCGAGTTTCTCCTTGATCGACAGGCGTGTTTGCGGCGAGCGCAGCGACACCTTGCTGAGCGAATCGCTCGAGGCCGGCAAATATGTTGTCTGTCTGCATGGCCTTCAGGAATCGCTCCAGGTTGTTGGAGTTACCTTTCACTTCGGCTGAGATCAAGGCTCCTCCCTCCGGAGCTAGGGCAGTGTGTAGAACCCTTCGATTCCACTTGGTATCAACCGAGAACCCGGGAGCGCTACGAACACGCCCGGAATGTTGGTCTGAGTCAGGTCGCCAGCACCGTCGGTCAAGGTAGCGAGACCTGTAACGCTGTTCGGAACGATCACCTTCGGATCCCACAAGGTCGCTAGACCAATGAGCTCCTCGATGGTCGGAAGACGAGCATCCGATGCAGAACCACTACTGGTTCCTCCTGAGGGGAGTTCTACCCCATCTGAAGTCACAGTTCCGCCGTCCACCTCGTCGTCCGACTCGGTTTCCGGATCTCCGCCGTCGTACAGCATGCTTCCCGAAGGGAGCGGAACACCGTCCGAAGTCACAGTTCCACCATCGATGATGTCGGTCTGTCCACCACCAACTTCTCCACCGTCGTAGATGAAGGACTCGAAGTATTCAACAGTGGAGCCGTACAAGATGCCCTCAACTGCCGCCATGATGTCTGCAGGGAAGAATCTGGAGTCGAATATGACATGCGCAGTTGGGCGGTAGTTCTCGAGTCGGACGGGAACAGTGCTGAGCCCCCAGTTGAAGAGCAGCGGGGTTACGCCGCCATCCAACGTTTCTCTCGACATCTCCCCAGGAACTGCAGTGATGTTGTAGAGAATATGAATCTTGTAGCCGTGATTCACACTCTCGAGATCGTTGCCGACCAACGTTCGAAACGACAGACCGAACGTTTTGGAGCTCTGACCATCCACACTGAATCCGTCATCCAGATCAATCGTGCCCTCGTAGGGCAGAAACTCATCCGGGTAGTACAGAGCGTTCAGTGTGGCTGCGAAGTCGCCATACTTGATGACATCGTGGATCTTGACGCCATCAAAGTAGACCGGCTCAGTGATGTCGTTGGTAAAGTCTTCCTCGATGAGAGTCAGACCGTTCCAAGGAACACCGCTGTCGTCCTCTAGGTAGAGGACCCCTCGATCAACGCCGGTCTCGAAGAGACGCTGGCCGGCTTGATCCCACTGAAGCTTAGGCATAGCGTCTCCCTTCCGGGGGTCAGAGTGCGATAATGAAGTTCATCGCAACGGAGGGCTGCATGTTGTTGTGAGCACCACCGCTACCAGCGTTTCCGATCCCTACCGCGTGAGCGTGATTCAGGGATCGGTCTGAGGCCCCGTTGGTGATACCGTGGCTGTGACCACCACCGCCGGCGGTGATCTTGCTACCCAAGTGGGTACGAGTGTTGGTGCCGTTTGCGAAGATGGCCTGGTCGCCGAACTCGGTGCCGTGAACGTGGTCTCCGACCGCGGTGATTGAGTTGGAGTGAAGGTGGTCGACGCCGCCGTCAGTACCGGTCCAGCCCGCATGGCTGTGCGTCGGCATCTCCGCGGTCGTCAACGTGTGGGTCTTCAGACCGTACTTCTCGCCGACGGCGTTGATGTTGCCATCCCCAGCGTCGACGCCCACCGAGGTGTAGCCGGCCTTGTTGAGGACTCGGAAGTGCGTGCCTGCCTCTCCGCCGATGTTGAACCTTGTCCCGCAGACTGCGAAGAGCGCTGCGTAGATCCCGGTTCGCGGGTATACGCCTCCGTTTGCCATGACGTGGTACGGCGGTGCCGTGTCGCCACAGTACTCTTTGACGACTCCGGGGTGGTCGGTGGAGACCTGGACCCACGTCTCGTAGACAGCGTCGTAGCGGTCGATTCGGGCAGTGGTGGTGTTGAAGATCAAGCGACCTTCCCAGAGCTCTGTGCCCGAGAGGTTGTTTCGCTGCGTGTTGGTCATGGGAACGACCGTGTTTCGAAGCTCGAAGGTCTTCGCAAGAGCTGCTCGGATCTCGGGCGCGAAGTTCAGGTCCTCATCCACGGCCGGGTAAAGGTCATACGACATTAGTACTCCATTCGGTATAGGCCGTCGATGGGCGACTTGTACAGACGCGTGTTCGGCAAAGTACGATTGATCCCCGGAGAACTTGTGCGGTACAAATCTCCTGCGCCGGACACAAGTTCAGCCAAACCGCCGATGGGATCTGGAATGATCATCAAAGGCGACCAGTCCACCAAAAGACCGAGCATCTCTTCGAGTTGAGGCATACGAGCCGGCGTAGTGTCGGTCCCGTAAAGAATTGCCTCGATTACATCGAGTGCTGCTGAATCTATCTTGGTGGAGTCGAAGATGAAGTGCGCCGAAGGGCGATGGGTATCGCTAGGGGGAGGAGTTGCCGCGATCTTCCACGACAACGCAGTCGGCTCGGGATTCTCGTTCAAGCTGGAATAGCCGCGCTGACTGAAGCTCGCGATGGCGTTGTAGACCAAGTGCAGCTTGTATCCGTCTTCGCCGATCAGCGTCCGATAGGACAGTGCGAACCGTCCACGACGCTGACGAGTGAGAATGAACCCTGGGAGAAGAGCAAGATCGCCAAGGTTGGCAGAAAATCCCTCCGGAGCCGAAAACGCCGTAAGGGTTGCCTCGAAGGTCTTGGTGGAGACCAGATCGATGTACTTGACGCCGTCGAAGTAGAACGAGTTGACCTCACCTCCGATTTGGGCCTCGTTGACACTGATTAGTCCATTCCAAACGACCCCCGGGGCGTTTTCAGGGTAGAAGACGCCTCGATCGACGCCAGCTTCGTACTTTCGTTGGGGCAGTTCGCCCCAGACGAGCTTTGTCATCGAGTGTCTCCTTTCATCCCTTTGTTCCCAGCTTAGTCCTTCGCTCTGCATTGAGCTGACGGTTCCGATTGATGATGTCTGCCTTGCTCATCTTCTTTGGTGCGGCCTGCTTCTCGTTGAGCACCCTGATAAGGGTGAACAAACGATTCAGGTGCCAGTACTGGGCTTCCCAGTTGATCTGAAACTGGACCATCCAGTAGTAAACGAGCTCTGCAGTGATGATCTCCCGGCTTGTGGGACCGTCGGGGATCTCTCGGAACCATGTTGCGGTCATCTTCTTCTGAACGTAGGCGTTGATCTCGTCCACGTTCTTTTGAGTGAGTCTGTCGAAAACTTCCGGAGGAACATCGGGGGTCAAAGTCATGTACTTGAAGTAAGCCAGGACCTCTTCCGGCGTTTTGTCATCCGTACCCAAGAAGGGCTTTTCGAATTCTGACTCCCATTTTGACAGTGAGGAGAGAGAGTGCTCCAGCTCAAGGACGAAGTCGCCCTTAGTGGAGAACTTGCGTGTCTCTTGATCGAAGTGCTCTGGTCCGAGAACTGTTATGGTGAGCACTCTCTCTCCTCCTGTCAGCTGAGGCTGGCCTAGTAGTCGTAGGTCCAGTCGTCGTCACCGGTGAGCGCGTATCCGGCGGCGGGGTGGGCGGTGACGTTGGCCGTCTGCCCGACCGTGAGTGCCGGCTGGGCACCCGCGGCCTTGGTGACGCCGTTGACCTTCCAGGTGACACCGGTGACGGTCGGCAGAGTGACCACGTGGGTCCCGCTGTCGTACGTCGGGGCGTTGGCACCGGTCGTCCGGACCACGGTGGTCGTCCCCTCGAAGAGGTCGATCACCTCGGCCGGCAGCGGCAGTCGAGGGTCGTTGCTCTCGTCGCCGTACAGGATGTCCTTGAGCGTCTGCAGAGCAGCGTCGCCCACGACCGTCGAGTCGAGGATGAGGTGGGCCGACGGCTTCAGGTTGGGCACGTCCACCGGAGTGGTCGTGAACTCCCAACTGAGGGCCGTGAGCTCCGGGGAGTCGTTGACCGTGCTGCGGGCCTTCTCCGACGGCGTCGCGAGGGCGCCGTAGACGAGGTGGATCTTCTCGCCGAAGTCGTTTCCCTCGAGGTCGTTGACCTTGAGCGTCCGGTACGAGAAGCCGAAGGACTTCCGGCTCTGCTGCGTGATCAGAACGCCGCCGGCGCTCGTCACCGCACCCTCACACTCCTCGAACTCCACCGGGTAGGTGAAGGCCTCGATCGTGCCGGCGAACTCCTCCGCCGAGACGAGGTTGAGGTACTTGATGTTGTCGGCGTACTGCGGGGTGGCCTCGGCGCCGCTGGGCGACTCCGTGACCGCAGTGAGCCCGTTCCAGGGCACACCATCCGAGTAGACGCCGGCGCCGTCAGGCTTGTACAGGACTCCGTGGTCGACGCCGGTCTCTGCGACCCGCTCACCGACCTTGTCCCACTGGATTGCAGTCATTGCTTGGTTTCCTCTCAGAAGAACAGTGTGTAGACGTCGTGGTTGAGATCGTCTGCCGTGAAATGCCTCTCGAAAGAGGCAGTTGGCAGTTCAGCGACCTTGTCGGGGATCACCGAGTCGGGATCCTTGTCGATGACAGTCACTAGGTACCGCTTCTTGACATGAAACGGACGGTTGTCCGCGTGAAAGGTCCGTGCATCATCTCGCTTGTAGGTGATGGCCGGATACGTCATGCGAGTGTTGATCGTCGGCTGGAAGTACACGCGATTCGACCCCAAGATAACCATCAGGAGATCATGGAGTTGCGATCGG